ATGGATTTTGCAGTCAAGGATGAGCCGGTCAGCGCTATGCTCCTGCGGGAAAAACAAGAGTCGGCTGCTGCTGAGTTCGAGGACTGGACGAAAGCCCTTCGTCGCGATCGTGGCGGGCACCTACAAAACAGCCTGCACAATATTACCCTCATCATGGAAAACGACGAAAAGCTGAAAGCGATCTGTTTCAATCAGCTGGCGGATGGGATGGAAATCAAAGGGGATGTTCCCTGGAAACATCCGGCACGATTCTGGCGGGATGCAGATGATGCCCAGCTAATCTGCTATGTCGACGCCAACTACGGTACCTTTTCTGCCAGGAACTATCAGATTGCCGTAGCCAAGGTGGTCGACGACCGATCCTATCATCCAATTCGTGAATATCTGAATTCCCTCCCACCTTGGGACGGATTGAACCGGGCGGAGAGTATTTTGATTGATTACCTGGGAGCAGCAGACAACACCTATACCCGGGCTGTCACACGAAAAACCCTATGTGGCGCCATCGCGCGAGTCATGCATCCCGGAATCAAGTTTGATAACATCCTCGTTCTTAATGGAGATCAGGGCATCGGCAAGTCGACTCTGATCGCAAAGCTTGGTGGAGAGTGGTACTCGGACAGCTTATCCCTGACCGATATGAATGATAAAACAGCCGCCGAAAAATTACAGGGCTATTGGATCTTGGAGATTGGTGAACTGGCCGGGATGAAAAAGGCTGACATCGATAAGGTCAAAGCATTCATCTCACGCCAAGACGATAAGTATCGAGCATCCTTCGGTCGCAGGGTTACTCCTCATCCCAGGCAATGTATCTTCTTTGGAACGACCAACTCACAAAACGGTTACCTTCGCGATATTACGGGCAACAGGCGTTTCTGGACGGTTAGGACTCCTGGCACAGGCAGATTAAAGCCTTGGGAGCTTACCAAAGCGGAAGTGGAACAGATCTGGGCTGAGGTCCTGGTGCTCCTAGAAAAGGGCGAGAAGCTATATCTTGACAGTAATCTTGAAGAGTATTCCCAAACAGAGCAGGCATCGGCAATGGAACAGGATGACCGGGAAGGTCTAGTCCAAACCTATTTAAATCTACTGTTGCCAGATAATTGGCAAGTCCTGGATATCTATGCCAGGCAGGAATACATCCGGGATCCGGAGAGCCCCACTCAGCCGAAAGGCACGGTGGTACGGGAGTCCGTGAGCAACTTAGAGATTTGGTGCGAATGTTTTGGAAAGCGAAAAGAAGACATCAAGCCTTCCGACTCCTATGCCATCGCGGCCATCATGCTACGGATCGAAGGATGGCAAAAAACCGAAGATCGGGAGACACTTCCGATTTACGGAAGACAGCGTTTATACCGGCGAAAATGACAATCCATGAGGACAACCTTTTGGGACAACTAAAAAACTTGTCCCTGTCCCAAAGGTTGTCCAATGAAAAATGAGGCGGAATCAAGGGGGAGCAGCCCAATTTCGGACAACTGGATAACTTTTTCTATATAGTACAAAAACAAATAAAAATAATAAAGAAAAAGGTATCCTGTCCACGTATTTGCGCGCGTATAGGAAATTCTGTCCGAGTTGTCCAGCGATGGGGAGCCTATCCAAGTCAAAGAGGTGTTCTGATATGAGAGAGAAAATAATCGAAAAGAAACTGGTTCAGGCAGTAAAGATCGCGGGAGGCATCGCACCGAAATTCACTAGTCCTGGATTCGACGGGATGCCAGACCGCCTTGTCCTTCTACCTGGAGGGTGTATGGCATTTGTTGAGGTGAAAGCGCCGGGTGAAAATCCTCGGCCCCTTCAACTGGCAAGGCATCGGTTACTGATGAGTTTAGGTTTCAAAGTATATGTCCTTGAAGATGAGGGACATATCGGGAGGATCCTTGATGAAATACGAACCACATGATTACCAAAAATATGCCATCAACTATATCGAGGAACATCCAATCTCAGCGGTCTTATTGTCCATGGGTCTTGGGAAAACAAGCATCACACTGACAGCTCTGAACGAACTTCTCTTCGACAGCTTCCAGGCCCATCGGATTCTAGTGATAGCCCCTTTGCGAGTCGCACGGGAGACATGGCCGGCTGAAGTGGATAAGTGGGATCATCTTCAGAACCTCATTTACTCCGTGGCAATTGGCACCGAAGCAGAGCGTCGAGCAGCTCTTTTGAAGCCAGCTGACATCTACATCATCAACCGCGAAAATGTCCAGTGGCTCATTGAAGAGAGCAAACTGCCCTTTAACTTCGACACTGTCGTAGTTGATGAAATATCCTCTTTCAAGAATTACCAATCCAAGCGGTTTCGGGCCCTGATGAAAGTACGGCCCAAGATTAAGCGGATCATTGGTCTGACGGGTACTCCTTCAGCCAATGGACTTATGGACCTGTGGGCACAGTTTCGGCTCCTTGATATGGGGGCTCGTCTCGGGCGCTTCATCAGTCATTACCGTCTGGACTATTTTCAACCGGATAAACGAAATGGACAAATCATCTATAGCTATAAACCACTCCCCGGAGCTGCAGATCGAATCTATGACAAAATTTCCGATATCACCATCTCCATGAAATCCACCGATTATTTAGAAATGCCGGAGCTGGTTAGTTGTGAGTACCCGATCCGCCTCTCCGAGAATGAACGGAAGCGTTACGACGAATTAAAAAAAGATCTCGTCCTTCAGCTCCCTGACGGCGAAATCACTGCTGCAAATGCTGCGGCACTCACAAGTAAGTTATGCCAAATGGCTAACGGTGCGATCTACACCGACGATGGTGATGTCACCAACATCCACGAACGAAAATTGGATGCCCTGGAAGACATCATCGAATCAGCCGCTGGAAAGCCGATCCTAATAGCCTACTGGTTTAAGCATGATTTGGCACGCATCACTGATCACCTGACAAAAATTCAAGTCAAATTCTCCAAGCTGGACAGTTCTGAGAGCATCCGCCGATGGAACAGCGGAGAACTTCCTATTGGATTGATCCACCCCGCCTCTGCCGGCCATGGGTTAAACCTTCAAAGCGGAGGATCCTACCTCGTGTGGTTTGGCCTGACGTGGTCATTGGAACTATATCAACAAACGAATGCCCGCCTCTGGCGGCAGGGCCAAACTGCCGAAACGGTTGTGGTGCAGCACATCGTAGCAAAGGGAACCATTGATGAGCGAATCCTTCAGGTTTTAACTGACAAGGATAAAAGTCAGTCAGCCCTCATTGATGCCGTAAAAGCAGATCTGCAAATCTAAAGACAATCCGTGCCAATCCGAGAGAATTAAAATTCGGAGGTACACACTATGGATCCATATGAGACCCTAGCCAACGCCATCATCTGGAGAGCTGCAGAGGATTATCGAACAGCTCTCCGCTGGTATACAAAGCGGCCAGAAGAAGCGATTCACAGGCGCAATAAAAAATCGATTGAACTTTTCTTCCGTTCTGAATGGTTCGGCGTTCTAACAAGCCTTGATCCTAACATGCTTCTTGCGAAGCTACGTGAGGAGGCACGGAATGACTAATCGAGATTATCTTATTCAAGCCCGCGGTCTAGATCGACTCATTCGCAGCAAACTGGAGCAAATTGACTCTTTACGTGATCTTGCCGAGAAATGCACGTCGACATTAACGGGAATGCCAGGAAACTCTGACCGTAGTTTGTCCACGGTTGCAGACACGGTAGCGAAGATCGTTGACCTACAAGTTGAGATCCTTCACGACATTGATGAACTGGTCGGCATAAAACGTGATATTATCCGGTGTGTTAAGACCATTGGTAACACTGAGCTTCAGACTCTACTGGAACTTCGGTACCTTTGCTTCAAGACCTGGGAGGAGATTGCTGTGGAACTCAAGTACAACATCCGCCACATTTACCGCCTTCATGATGAAGCACTGGATAAACTGGCGATTCCTTAAACATGGCAGTAAAATGCACTGTTTGTCATGGTGGTCTTTGTGTTATGTTAGAATCAGCAAAAGAGAATTCAAAGCAAGCCTTCGCAGGAAACCGCGAGGGCTTTCCTTATGGGGTCCACGTTTGGCCTCCTACTGATAACCAAACATGACAGTTAAATACACTGTTTGTCATGGTGGCCTTTGTGTTATGTTAGAATCAGCAAAAGAGAATTTAAAGCAAGCCTTCGTGGAACCACGGGGGCTTTCCTTATGCCCAAAAAGAGGTGCCTAATGCCACGACGACCCAAGACACCCTGCTCTCATCCCGGGTGCCCGGAGCTAACTGAGACCAGGTTCTGTGAGAAACATGCAAAGCTTGAAGCTGCAAGGTATGAGAAGTACAACCGGGATCCTGCAACCCACAAACGCTACGGTCGTGCCTGGAAGCGGATCCGAGAACGATACGTCGCAGCCCACCCAATCTGTGAGGAGTGCCAGCGGCAAGGCAGGTTGACGCCAACGGCTGAGGTCCACCACATCCTCCCCCTCTCAAATGGTGGTACGCATGATGAGGACAATTTGATGTCGTTGTGCAAATCGTGTCACTCTCGTAAAACAGCCGAGAGCGGTGACCGGTGGAAAAAAATAAAGCCGCAGACGTGATGTCCACAGCTTTTGATTATCAGGAGAGGCTCGGTTTGAGTAGGAAGACTTGCAAGCACTTTAATTGTTATTAGTACAACAAAGCCAAGAATGGTTGCGAAATCAGATGCCATTGGCAACACCTCCGATGTGAAAAGCGTTAACCCCATGTATGCGCTTTTCTCCCTTTGGCTCCAAACCTACCTTGCCCCTGGGGCTTCTTTAGTCTATCACTTTGATGTTCTAGCGTCAACGGTGGGGAGGTCGAATCTCTAAAAAAGTAAGTGATACCAACGGGTTTGGGGTGTCGTGTTAATTTTTCCGTAAGTTTTGGGGGTATTAACCCCCTCTATTTGACTGGAGGTGAATTGATGGGAAAAAGAGGTCCGCAGCCGGGTGCCGGCGGAAGGCCGCGCAAGGCGCTGGCGGACAAGATACTGGACGGCAATTCCAAAAAGCTTCAAATCTTACCGCTGCCTGACGGGGATTCAGAGTCCGGCTCGGAAATGCCAAAACCCGCCGACTGGCTGTCTGCAGCCCAGAAGAACGGGCATCCCCTTATTGCCAACGAAATCTACACGGACACCTGGGGATGGCTTGGCAAACACAAATGCAGCCACCTGGTCCCCAAACAGCAGATCGAACAATACGCCATGAGCGCGGCAAGGTGGATCCAATGCGAGCAGGCCATTTCCGAATACGGACTGCTGGCAAAACACCCGACGACAGGCGCTCCTATTGCTTCCCCTTATGTCAGCATGGCTCAGTCCTTCTCAAAACAGACCTACAGCTTATGGGCGCAGATCTTCGCCATTGTGCGCGAGAACAGCCTGACTGACTGCTCGAACTACACCCCCCAAGACGATTTAATGGAGCGGCTTTTGTCCGCCCGGAAAGGAAAATGATATGGAAACTAAATTCTTAACAGCAGAAAGCGTATGCACGGGCCATCCTGACAAGCTCTGCGATCTGATTGCCGACAGCGTCCTGGATGCATGCCTTCGCAAAGACCGCGCTTCAAGGGTTGCCTGCGAGGTCATGGCCACCAAGGGAAAGATTATCGTGGCGGGCGAAATCACCTGTAGCGGTAAAGTCGACATCAAGAGGATCGTACGATACACCTTGCAGGAGGTAGGCTACGATCCTAAAAAGTTCCGCATTATGGTTTTGGTCCACAAACAGAGCCGGGACATCGCCGATGGTGTGGACAATGCCCTGGAATCCAGGAATGGCGACAACTCCTGGTACAGCACTCTGGGTGCGGGCGATCAGGGAACCATGTATGGTTACGCCACCGATGAGACAAGGGATATGCTGCCTCTCCCGGTAGTTCTGGCAAATAAGATCACCAAGCGAATCGACGAGAGCAGACATGACGGACTCATCAAAGGCATTAAACCCGACGGCAAAGCCCAGGTCACCATAGAGTACCAGGACGGGAAACCTGCCAGAGTCAAAACCATCATCGTCTCCGTGCAGCATGAGGCGTCAAAGTCCCTGGATGAATTGACCAAGGACATCTACAGCCACGTCCTCTGGAAGTGCTTTGAGGACTTCCCATTTGACGAGGAAACCGAAATTCTGATCAATCCCTCCGGCAGGTTTGTTGAAGGCGGCCCAGCGGCTGACACCGGACTCACCGGCAGAAAGCTCATGGTCGACACCTACGGCGGGCTTGCCGCACATGGCGGCGGCGCCTTCTGCGGGAAAGACCCCACAAAGGTCGACCGCTCTGCGGCTTATATGGCCAGGAACATCGCAAAACACGTCGTGTGGTGCGGATTTGCAAAAAGATGCCAGGTTAACATCGCCTATGCCATCGGGAAAGCTGATCCGGTATCCGTTGAGGTTGAAACCTTTGGGACCGGCAAGGTTCCTGACGAGACCCTACGGAAAGCCGTTCTGGAAGTCTGGTGCCTTCGCCCGGCCGCCATCATCGAACTACTGAACCTCCGATTCCCCAGGTATTCGGAGACGGCTGTCTATGGCCATTTCTCATCCTGCCTGTACCCCTGGGAGAACATCGGCAGGTATACGGAACTGAAAGAGGCGGTGAATAAGCATGAGCAAGACAACCAGTGACATGAAGCTGGTTCCGATACAGGAACTGGTGCCCTATGTGAATAATGCGAGGACCCACTCTCCCGCTCAGATCACCAAGCTACGCTCAAGCCTTCGGGAGTTCGGTTTCGTCAACCCCATCATCGTGGACAGGGGTTTCAGCGTGATCGCCGGTCATGGCCGGCTCATCGCCGCCAAGGAGGAAGGCTTCACTGAAGTCCCTTGCGTCTTTGTCGACCACCTGACAGATGCCCAGAAGAAAGCCTATATCATCGCCGACAACCGTTACGCTGAGGATGCCGGCTGGGACGAAGAACTCCTGCGTCTTGAGATCGAAAGCTTGCAAGGCATGGAGTTTGATGTTGGACTGCTGGGTTTTGAGCCGGCCGAACTCAACAAACTCATGACCGATGAGGGCGGAATCGAGGAAGACGACTTCGATGTGGATGCTGAGCTTCAAAAGCCGGCTATCACCAAGCCTGGAGACGTGTGGCTCCTAGGAAGACATCGGCTGGTCTGCGGGGACAGCACTAAGCCCGAAACATACAAAGCACTGATGGACGGTAAGAAAGCCAACCTGGTGGTCACGGACCCGCCATACAACGTCAACTACGAAGGCTCCGCGGGTAAGATCAAAAACGACAACATGGGTAGTGATGCCTTCTACTCCTTCCTCTTCGATGCTTTCAAGAACATCGAAGAGGCAATGGCGCAGGACGCTTCCATTTATGTGTTCCATGCCGACACCGAAGGTCTAAACTTCAGAAAGGCGTTCGCTGAGGCGGGCTTCTACCTTTCCGGCACCTG